TAATTGTAGGACTAGGAGTAACTAACGGAATGGAACTTAACGCAGGTACTATGGATTCAGGAGCTGCATTCGGAGATAGAAATGGTTATACTTTGACCTTTGATGGACTTGAGCCAAAACCATTTGCAATGGTAGCAGATTACACTACTAATCCTTTTGATAACGGAGCGTTTACTAATGTTTCAATAACGACTTCTTAATCAGTATTCTTTTATATATTTCTTGAATGGGGTGGCTTAGTGGCTACCCTTTTCTATTAGTCTAGTGAAGGTGTTACAGCTTGTCTGTATATAGGAAACTAGCGTTCACTATGGGTTAAAGGGTGCTTCGGCATCCTTTTTCTCTTATTAACCAAACAGATTCAACTTTTTTCTATTATATAATATGATACAAGCAATTACTGCAACAAACATTACAGCATATATATCAACTGAAGACAATCGTATAAATACTTCTGTTGCTAAGACGCAGATAAGACACTTAGTAAAGTTTATAAATGATATGGATGGAAGTGTAAAATACGCTTACCCTACTGAACAAATAAACAATAGATATACGCAAATGGGATTCACTTACAAAGCTGTTTTAGAAGGTTTAGACTTATATGACGCTGAAGTTCATTTATTACCTGCGGGATATTGGAAGTATGAAGTTTACGAAGTAAGTTGGGTTGGAACAGTTACATTAGATGAAAATCACGCACCTTCTACAGAAACTCAAGTGTTAGACCCTGCTGCAAATGTTGGAATAGTGCAAGGGTTAGTAACTAAAGGAAAAATGTATCTAGCAGAAAAAGACGGAACAGAACAAGTTCAATACACACAATACCCTGAAACTTCAGGAACTAATTATATATATTACGGACAATAAAATAAAATTATGGCAATAGAAAATGTACAACAACTTTTATCAGAGCAATTAGGTAAAAACGGAAGCACAGTAGTCTTTACTACAGCAGCACAAACGAGTAAGAATTGGTACTGTGTACACTTCCCTGTAGAAAGCGTTGTAGCTTCAATAGCAGCAGCAGACGCAACAGGTGAAACTGCTTTACAAACTACTTTACCCGCAGGAACAACTATCTTTATGAATATAACTGCAATTACTCTAACAAGTGGAATAGGAATCGGTTATAACGAGGACATCGTATAATGCTTGTACTAAGACAAGGTTTGAGTATTCCTAACATTAAGAGCGTTGCAGATTGGACTCCTCTTAATGAAGGTGCTAATTTAATTGCTTGGTATAAATTTGATACACTAATAGGAAGACTAGGTAGTGCTTTAAGTTCTTGGGGTGATAGCTCAGGATATTCTCACGATATGGTACAAGCAACTACAGGAGAACAACCTGTTTACAATGCAGGGGAAATACAATTTAATTCTAATAATGATTCTAACTTACAGACTACTACTCAAATAAGTCTTTCAGATGAATTTACAATAGCTTTTAAGATAAATGCTTCTAACCCTGATGTAACTATATTAGGGGATAACACAACTACAGGAGAATATATCAAAATTGAAACTGAAGACATCCTACAAGTAGTAGCTGATGGTAATGTAGCTAACATAAATTCTTCAGTTGATTTTATTGGGGAAAGATATGTTGTTCTAACTAGAAGTTCAGATACTGTTAATATGACTGTAAATGGAGTTTCTATGTCTCCTGCGTCTTTATCAGGAACTCTTGATATTGACGCAATAGGAATAAGAGCTACTGATACTAATTCTTTTAACGGCTCAATGTACGATATACAAATATACAACATTACAAACGCAGAACTAACTGCAAATGTAACTAACTATTACGCAAACTTATAATATGGACAAAATACTTTCAATAAATTTAGAAACATCTACAGCTCCAATGGTGCAAGAAGTAAGGGGAAGGGATTACATAGAATACGGAACGGAAGATTGGAAAAACCTATACCCACAGTTCTTAATTGACCTTTACTACAATTCTAGTACACACGCTGCAATTATCAATCAGACTGCTGAAATGATAGCAGGAGAGGACTTAGTAGCTGAAGAAGACGATATTAATTTAGAATCTTATGTAAAATTAAAGAAGTTCTTAAGACACGCTAATTCAAACGAAAGTTTACACCAAGTAATTAAGAAAGTAGCTTTTGACTTTAAACTTCAAGGAGCTTACGCTTTACATATCGTTTGGAATAGAGAAAGAACAGAAATCGCTGAGGTTTATCACGTACCTGTAGAGAGGGTAAGAGCAGGAAAACCAAACGCAATGGGTAAGGTAGACTGTTTTTATATAAGTGCTGATTGGGGAAACACTAGAACGAATAAACCATACCCTGTACCTGCTTTTAATGTGAACGACAGAACTTCAGGAAGTCAATTACTTTACACAGGTGCTTACAGTCCTAATATGGATTGCTATCATACACCTGATTATATAGCGGCTAACAATTGGGCTTTAGTAGACCAAAAAGTAGCAGAGTTTCATTTAAACAATATAGAAAATGGATTTAGTGGGAGCTATTTTGTTTCTTTTGCTAATGGTATTCCTACGCAAGAGGAGAGAAGACAAATAGAACAAAGCTTAGTAGAGAAATTTACAGGAGCTTCTAATAGTGGGAAGTTTATTTTAACATTCTCAGACGACAAGACAAGAACACCTGAAATAACTCCTATAAGCGTTTCTGACGCAGACAAGCAATATCTAGCACTTCAGGAGCTATTAGTTCAGAATATCCTTACAGGACACAGGGTAACGAGTCCTATGCTTATGGGAATAAAATCTGATACAGGACTTGGTTCTAATGTAGACGAACTTAATGCAGCAGGAAACTTTTATTTGAACACGGTGGTAAAGCCGTTTCAATTACATATCTTAAATACTTTACAGACTTTATTCTCAGTAAACAATATGGATTTACCTGTTCAGTTTGTGCAATTAAAACCTATAACAGTAGAATTTACTTCAGAGGATTTAAAAGGAGTAATGACTGAAGACGAAATAAGAGAAGAAGTTGGATTGAAACCTTTAGCTGATGTAGAAGTAAGAGAAGACTTTAAAGAAGACTTTTCTAAAGTTGGAATGATTGACGGAAAACCTGTATTTGATACAATAGAAGAAGCTGAAGCACACGCTAAGTCAATTGGATGTGAAGGGTATCACGAACACGATTTAGAAGGGCAAACTGTTTATATGCCTTGTAAAGACCATTCTTCAGCTACAGAACTATCTAAGTTTATTGAAGAATTTGGTGAGGATATACCTGATGGATATGAGTTAATAGAAGAGGAAAAGGTAGAAGATGAGCATTTAGACTTTGACTTTGAAGATGTTTTAAATGAGTTAATGGACGAAAAAGTTCAGTTAGCTTCAACAGGTAGAGCAATTCCAAGCCGTAAGTCAGAGCAGGACGGACTATCTAAAAAGTCTTTTGATTATTTTAGAGTAAGATATGTATACGCTAATGATAATTTCTTAGAAAATAAAACAGGTCAAACTCGTAATTTTTGCAAACAAATGATGGGTGCTAAAAAATTGTATAGAAAAGAAGATATACAAGCTATGTCTGATAAAGTTGTGAATGACTACTACTATTCTAAAAATCAAAAACGAAACATTGGATGGGGACCTAAAGGTGCTTTAAAATATGATATTTTTAGGTACAAAGGAGGCGGCAACTGTTCCCATTATTGGTTAAGACAAATCTTTAAAACTACAATAGGAGAATCTAAGACTACCAAGATAGAAGACGCTGATATGATTGGCTACACTAAAGCTAAGTCAGAAGGATTTACTGCTAAGAAGAATAGTCCGTTAGTAGCAAAACCACCAAAAAAAATGAAGAATAAAGGATTTTTAAAACCAAGATAATTATGGCATACGTACTATTTATATCAGAAAGTGTACTTAAATCAAGCAGTGCACTAAACCTTAATATTTCAACAACTCTACTTTTGCCTTATGTTAGACAGGCGCAGAAGCTATATATAGAAACTAAGCTAGGCACTAAGCTAAATCAAAAGCTAAAAGACTTAATTGTAGCAGGAACAGTAAATGATTCAGGAAACGAAGCTTACGCTACTTTACTAAATGACTACATTCCTGAAGTTTTGGTGAACTTTAGTTTTTTCCACGCCATTCCATTCCTCAGATTCAAAATTGAGAACGGCAATATTTACTCAAAGACTTCAGAGACAGGAACTGCTTTAAGCACAGAAGAAGCACAACACCTAAGAGAAGAAGTAAGAAATACTGCTGAATACTATACGGAGAGAATGATTGACTACATTTGCAATAACAATTCTAGTTTCCCTGAATATGGACAGTCTAGCGGAAGTGATGTGAAAGCAGACAAAAATGCGTATTACAATGGAATGAATCTTGAAAGACCAACACCACAAGGAACGAAACTTACTTTAAGAAACTTTCTAAATTCATCTGATTAATGAAGAAACACTACAAACCTAAACAAAAGAATATAACTAAATTAAAATCGTACTTAAATGCCGATAAGAAAAACAATACAGGAAGTGTCCGAAGTAGCAGTAGTAAACGGAACTGTCCTAAGCGTAACAACATTTAGCAACTTAGAACTAGCTTTAAAGATTCTTCTTTTAGTTATATCAATAGCTTATACAATTGACAAGTGGAGATTAAGCAGAAAAAGAAATGAGAATAATTAAATGGCTAAAATCACTAATAACACTTATAATGGCGTTAAAAGAAAAAGGAAGGGGGTACACTCCAAAAACGCAAGTAAAGGCAGGAGAGGCTTTAAAAAAGCCTACAGAGGTCAAGGGCGTTAATCTTTTAATCATTAGAGATACATTTACGGAAAATTCTACAATAGGAGAGCTTTTTATAAATGGTGAAAGGTTTTGTGATACCTTAGAGAACCCTTGGTTAAATAATCAAAGAAATATATCCTGTATTCCTGAAGGGAGGTACAAAGTAAGGTTAAGACTACCAAGAGAATCAGCTACTAGGGATTACTTACACTTATTAGTTCAGGATGTGCCTAATAGAGATTATATCTTATTTCATATAGGAAATACAGCTAAAGATACAAGCGGTTGTATTCTAGTAGGACAAGGAAGTGAACAGGACGTTGTTTATAACTCACAACTTGCTATGGACTTAGTTATCAAAGAAATACTTAATTTGGGCGGCGAAAACATTAATTTAATAATCAAAAATAAATAGTTATGAAAAAGTTTTTAGAGAAGTATCTTATCGGACAGATGTTAAGGTCAAAGAAGTTTTGGTACGCAATCGGTTCAGTAGTAGTTCCTGCTATTGTAACATTCTTAGGAGTTGATGAAGCAACAGCTACAGAGTTGTATCACGCAATCTTAGTTCTTATTGTAGGTCAGGGAATAGCTGATGTCGCTAAGAAGTAATAGGTACAGACTAAAGCCGCACGAGGTAGCTGCTTTACAGAAGATGAGAGAATCAGAAACTAGGAACGTCTTAGTTATTGGCGACCTTCACGAACCTTTCTGTTTAGATAGCTACCTTGATTGGTGCTTAGAACAATATGAAACCTTCAACTGTACGGAGGTTATCTTTATAGGTGATGTAATAGACAACCACTATTCAAGCTACCACGAAACCTCTGCTGATGGAATGGGTGGCTTAGAGGAGCTAGAATTGGCTATAAGTCGTATTGCTCGTTGGCGTGATGCTTTTCCTAAAGCTACAGTTCTTATTGGTAATCACGACAGAATCATAATGAGGAAAGCTCAGACCTCAGCAATACCTTCTAAATGGATTAAATCTTATAAGGAAGTATTAGAAACTCCTGAATGGAACTTTGTTGAACGCTATGAATTAGACGGGGTTCAATATATACACGGAGAAGGAGGTACTGCTTCAACTAAGTGTAGAGCTGATATGATGAATACAGTACAAGGACATTTACATACCCAATGTTATGTTCAGAATTTTGTAGGACAGAACTTCAGAATCTTTGGAGTTCAAGTTGGCTGTGGAATAGACCACGAATCTTACGCAATGGCTTACGCTAAATATGGCAAAAAACCCGCTGTTGGCTGTGTAGTTGTGCTAAATAACGGCAAAACTCCCATCAATTTGTTAATGCCTTTATAGGTTTTAACTCCTTTTTTTACCCTTTTTCAATCTTTTTTTAAATTTATTTTAGTATCATTTACTAGATAAGGAATAACTTTTT